TATTTCTCTAATACCTTCTTGGCTTATAAGGTAGCATATTTCAATAAGATATTTGATATGTGTGAGAAGGTGGGTATGGATTATAAGAATGTGGTAGAGGGTGTGACTGCTGATAGTAGAATAGGTACATCACATACTAGAGTACCTGGTATAGATGGTGACAGAGGTTTCGGTGGAACATGTTTCCCTAAGGATATTAATTCCTTGATTGTCCAGATGGAAAAGGAGGATATCAATGCTGATATGTTCAGAGAGATCTGGAAGTATAACCAAGATATCCGTACTGTTATTGATTGGACGGTAACATGACAGAAAAGATTTTAATTACAGGTGATAAAGGATTTATTGGAGGACACCTAAGGAATTGGTTGGTGGAATCTGATTGCTATGGTGAGTGGCAAAATGAAAGGTTAGAAATAGATGGTATGGATTTTCCTAATGATATAGGATTTTTCCAACCAACAAAGAAGTATGATTGTGTTATTCATCTTGCTGCCTTTGCTGCTCTTAGAGAAAGTTTTGAAGATCCTGATAGGTTCTGGGAGAATAATGTAACCAAGTCTCAACCTATTTTTGATTATTGTAGACGGAATAATGTGAGGTTATTATATGCTAGTTCTGCTGGTGCTCATGGTTGGTGGCAGAATCCTTATGCTATCACTAAGAAGGTAAATGAATTACAAGCACCACCCAATAGTGTGGGTATGAGATTCTTTAATGTATGGCATGAGACTGATAGTAGACGGGACATGCTTTACCGAATGCTTCAGGAGAACACTGCTAAGTACATCACAAGACACTATAGAGACTATATCCATGTCCATGATGTTGTAAGTGCTATCATAACATTGATGGGATCTAATTTCAGAGGACACCTTGATGTTGGATATGGTGAAGCAATCTCTGTCATGGACATAGCAAAGGCAATGGGACGGGATCTGCCTATTAAAGAGGACACACCAGGTGAACCAGACAGTTTATGTGCTGACACAAGACCCTTGCGTCAATTGGGATGGAGACCTACAATAAATATTATGGATCATCTTCAAGGCAATGACCCCAAACTGGCAACATCATTCTAAGAAAGAGAAGAAACGAACTCTCAAACCACAGGCTCTACGTGCTGCAAGAAAAAGACGTGGACAGTTGATAAAGCGTCTACTCACCCACCAAAAAGGTGGGTTTTCTAGTATGATAGGTACATCAAACGAAAAGACACATGGCAGTTCAAAAGGAAATCAAGTCACAACTTGCCAAACTTCTTGCTACTGAAGACATCGTAGTAGAGCATAAGCAATGTGAGACTGCACAGTTCAATGTTCATAATCGTGTATTAACTCTTCCTATGTGGGAGAAAGCTAGTAACCATGTATATGATATGTTGGTTGGTCATGAAGTAGGACATGCACTTTATACTCCTGATGACTGGAGTTGGGAGGGTAAAATTCCTCAACAGTTTGTCAATGTGGTGGAAGATGCAAGAATTGAGAAGTTGATGAAGAGAAGATATTTGGGTATTGCCAAATCTTTCTATAGAGGGTATAGTGAACTACATGATAAAGATTTCTTTGAAGTAAAGGATGAAGATCTTAGTACTTTTAATCTTGCTGATCGTGCTAATCTATATTTTAAGATTGGTTCGTTCCTTGACCTATCTTTTTCAGATGCTGAAAAGGAGATTATCACTTTAATTCAAAATGCCGAAACGTTTACTGACACCATCTCAGCAGCAGAAACGCTATATAATTTCTGCAAGCAGGAGCAACAACCACAAACCCCTCAGCCTCAAGAGGATGTGGAAGAAGATATGGGAGATGAACCTCCTTCAAGTGATAGTTCAGCTTCTGGGGATAGTGACCTTGATAACACTGGGGATAATGGTTCTTCCGTTTCTGACTCTGATAGCGATGGTCCTCTGGAAAGTGGGGAGCGTAATCCTGATCGTTCTTCTGGGAGTCATGCTGATGACCCTACTGTAGAAACTGCTGAAGCATTTAATAGTTCTATTCAGGATCTCATTAATTACAATGGTACGGAGAATGCATATATTGAGAGACCTGATTTAAATATTGAAAATATTATTGCTTCTAATGAAGATGTTCATAAGGAGATTGATTATCATTGGAATCAGGAGAGAGAAGTCTTTAAAGAAAGACAAGAGAAATACCATCATCTTCCAGTAGAGGTGTTTGAAGAAGTTGATGCCGACTTTGAAAAGTTCAAGAGAGACGCACAAAAAGAAGTTTCCTATCTTGTAAAGGAGTTTGAGTGTAAGAAAGCTGCTGATGCATATGCTCGTGCCATTACTAGTAAAACAGGAGTTCTTTCTACAGAGAAGTTACATACCTATAAGTTTAATGAAGATCTCTTTAAGAAAATAAGTGTTGTGCCTGATGGTAAGAATCATGGATTGGTCTTTATTCTAGATTGGTCTGGTTCGATGTCTAATGTTATGACGGACACTATTAAGCAACTTTATAATCTAATTTGGTTCTGTCGTAAAGTTTCTATTCCTTTTGAAGTGTATGCTTTTACGAATGAGTGGAATAGATCAGTGAGAGATTATGAAACAGGTAGAATTAATGCTGTTGATTGTAAACCTCTTTATGAAGCAAAGGAATATATTTTTCTTGTAGAGGATGGATTCTCTTTAATGAATTTATTTACAAGTAAGGTAAATGCTAAAACTCTTGATCATCAATTATTAAATATTTGGAGAATTGCTAATGTATTTTACAATAGATATGGTGCTTATTACACTTACCCTCATAAACTATGTTTATCAGGAACTCCTTTAAATGAAACTTTACTTTCTTTACATAAAATTATTCCTCAGTTCCAAAAAGACAATAAATTACAGAAAGTTCAGTGTATTATTTTGACAGATGGTGAGGCTGCTCAACTTCCTTATCATAAAGAAGTAAATCGTCATTGGGAAGATGAACCATATTTGGGATGTAGAAATATTAATCCATCTAGTTGTTTCTTCCGTGATCGTAAAGTGGGAAAAACTTATAAAGTTGGATATGGTTATCCTGAATTTACTGATATGTTAGTTCAGAATCTTAAAGATAATTTTCCATCTACTAACTTCATTGGTATTCGTGTTCTTGAAACTCGTGATGCTAAGTGGTTTATTAAGAGATACTATGATGAGTGGAAAGATCCTAAGGCATATGAGAAAGTAGTAAGTGAGTGGAGAAAATTAAAGGCTTTCACTATTAAAAAATCTGCCTATGATGCATACTTTGGACTGTCTTCTTCTGCTTTATCTGCGGATACTGACTTTGATGTTGATGATTCCGCAACAAAAGCACAGATTAAGAGAGCATTTGTTAAGTCTCTTAAAACTAAGAAACTAAATAAGAAAATACTTGGCGAATTCATTGAACTTGTAGTATAATGACTGAAAAAATCGACACACAAGGAATGAGTGGTGAGGCAGTAAAAGGATGTACTGACAATGTATATCCTCATGATGCTAATGGTAATCCCATCTATCCACCATTCAATCCTCCACCTTTACCTATCTTTAATACTAAAGAAAGAGCAGAGTTAAAAGAGATTATGATAGAAGCAATGAGAGAGTTTCAAAGTTATCCTAAATATCCACCTTCACCTTATCGTTTAGACGAATTACAGGAATGAGATTAGGAATTATGTGTTCTGGTAACGGAACCAACTTCGAGAACATAGTTACAAATCCTATATGTAATAAACATGAAGTAGTGTTGATGATACACAACACTAAAGAATGTGGTGCTGTTACCAGAGCAGCTAAATTTGGGATTCCCCATGTAAGAGTTCCGCATAAAGATGAAGATAAAATGATAGAACTTTTTAAAGCATGGAGAGTCGATCTTATAGTTCTGGCTGGATATATGAGAGTGATCAAAAATCCTGATGCCTTCCCTGCTCCTATGATAAATGTTCATCCATCACTACTTCCTAAGTATAAGGGATTGAATGCCGTAGAACAGGCAATGGACAATGGAGATAGTGTCACAGGATGTACGGTACATTACGTGACAGAAGAGTTAGATGGTGGTACAATAATAGCAC